GCACTACCTACTAATAAATCAATTTTTATCAATTCATTACTACCAACTCTGGCTCGATCTTCTAACATTTTACAAAAACCTGTTAATGTTTTGATATCGTCAATCACTCCGTCTAAAATTTGTTTTAAAACTAGAAAAATGAAAAATCCCATCACTAATGCTCCAGCTATTGGTGCTCCGACCTCTGCGATCAGTCCTAATATGTCCATACTGTAATCTCCATTACTATACTAGTATTTATAAAAAAAGAGAGACACAGGTGCCTCTCTTTTCGGTTTTATTTAATAAATTTAGATAGAGAATGATTCACCACAACCACAATAGGCTGTAGCGTTAGGATTTATGAATGTAAAACCTTCATTGATACCCTGATATTGATAGTCTAGTTGCATACCATGTAAATAACTTACTGATGCTTGGTTTGTCCAGATACTAAAAGCTCCATAATCTACTTCTAGATCATCTTCTTCTGGTTGACCCTTTAAAAAGTCAAACACATAAGCGAAACCATTACAACCACTACCTTTAACTCCTACTCGAATGTTTCTATTATCTTCTTTTGAAGTCTTCTCTTGAAGCTTAACAATCGCTTCGTCTGTCAACTCGAGGATCATCCTTCTTTGTGGATAGTCCAAAGTCCATAAACTAAAGCGGGCCAAGCCAATAATTTGACTACAGGCGCTGCGACTAAGACTAATAGAGATAATCCTACTATTGTCATGCCGTCCCATGATGTTCTTTCGGCTAATCTAGCCTTAATGAAATCTATCATATTTACTCCTTTTTTAGGTTTGCTATAGTATTTATAACACTAAGGTGTAGAAACAGGCCAAATTTCACGGTTTTTGTATGTTTCTAATATGGTTTTTGTAGGACTACCTTTTGATATTTCTTCGATACCGTTGAGTCCTGGGTTGGCGTTTATTTCTAAACAATATGGTAATTCGTTCTCTCGATCAGCTGAAGGTATTAAATCAACACCTACTAATCGACCACCGAATTCTTCTGCGATTCTAATTGATTCTGTTGTCTCAAGTTCTGTTAGTTCTAGTGATTCAGTATCAGCACCCATTGAAGCGTTACTTCTAACATCTTCACTCATAACAATTCTTTTCATAGCTGCTATAACTTTACCTTCACAAACTAATACTCTAATATCCCAATCAGTTTTAATATATTCTTGTATTATAATCGGTAAATATTTATTGTATAATAAAGTCATTTGAACTAAAGCTTTTAATGATCTTAGACTTTCGACTACTACAACACCGACACCTGTTTGTGTACCTGTAGATGATTTTAATATTACAGGAAAGTCTGTTTTTAATTTATTAAATGATTCTTCTACTGTTTCAGAATGTGTTATAGCTACTGTTTTAGGTGTTCTAATCTTATGATGTAAGAATTTAAGATAACTCATATACTTACTATTACATTGATCAAAACATTTCATTGAGTTTAAAACAAAATATCCTTCTAATTCTAACATTGACATCATATCATACCAGTTTCTACTACCCGTAAATCCTAAGGTACCGATACCTCTAGGCATTACAATAGTATTCGCTGGGTCAATCTTTATTGGTTTTTGATATTTCACATTACCTTTAGAATCTGGTAATTGTACTGCCGCGTCTTTATCGAATGTGAAAGCTTTTAGTGTATGACCTGTTGAAGATTTATCAATTTCTAAACCAACAAAGTCAGCCATGTGTACTTTGATATCTAAATTGTTAGCTATATCTTGTAGTAGTTTACTACCGCTGTCACCGGGATCACTTTTAGTATCACGAACTGTAGCTTCTGAATGAGTTAAAAGAAGTATATTATATGGTTTTATATCTTCATTTAAGTTTACAAACTCTTTAAGACTTTTCATTTAATTTATTCTCAATTTCTTCTATTCTTTTCATCATTAGTGGATAGTCAGCTTCGAACTTTGATTGTTTTTTAACTAATTCTATATTGTATTTATCTGACAAATATTCCATGAATTTTTCTAACTTCATCTGAAACCAGATTCCTGAATTAGTTGTTCGAAACCAATTGTAAAAACTAGAACCAATGATTGTTGAAAGAATACTCTTAAGTGATAATATAAGAAGAAAGTACATTATGAATTCTCAAGTTTTTGATCATTCTCTAAATGTAATATGTAATCATCAATATTATGATCAGCTACTAAATCTAATCTACCTTTCAAAATAGTTTTTAATAATGACCAACCTTTGTCACGAATTCTTTCAGAACTCCATCTACCTAATTGAGTAACTTTACCTGTAGATTTAATATAATAACAATCACCTGTATGTCTCCAACGAAGTACTGTTGGAACACATGGAACTACATCATTATTATTAACAAATCTTTGATGATTTAAATTAGTATCACACCATTTACTGAATAAAGGACCACCGGCTCTTGGAGATCCATATGTAAATAATGTATCAATATTATGACCGTCTTTATATTCTAATCTTTGTGCTAGAATAGTTGACATCGCTCCACCTAGTGAATGACCACAGGCCCATAAGTATTTATTCTTACCTACTCGATCCAGTAGTGATTCTACTTTATCATAGACTTTATCTACTTCTTCTTTAAACCCTTGATGAATTTTATTACCTGTTACTGAATCAGATTTAAATATTTCTAAATCAGCGTAGATATCATTTAGTTCAGTCGGTTCAGTACCTCGACAAGCTATAGTTACATCATGTTTATTACTGAAAACATAAGTCTGAGCTCCGTCTTCGTCTACTAAATCTGTTTTTGTGAATCCTAATAGTTTAGCACTGGCACGTGCTTCTTTAATGTCTTTATAAGCTATTCCAGCTAATTTGGCAAACAATACTCTCTTTTGTTTATACGATAAGTCATTTATCATCTTAACCTCTCTTATTTGGCTACTCCAATATTGTATTTAGCAACTAGAGACCATTCGTTTTTTTCTTTGTGTGGTAAAACTTTTATCTGACTCATTGGTGCTAGAGGTGTAGATGCTTGAGATGGTTTGACAATTTTGAGTAGTTTCCATTCTTCTAACAATCTAGCTATCGCGTTTCTACGAGCTATATCATTTTCTGAAATTGATGAGTCTTTTCCATCTAGAGCGAACAGTTCTTTGAAATGTACAAGGTAGTATTTACTTCTTTTGTGAAGTATATGACATGATTGATATAGCGTTCTATCTTTTCTAGAAGCTACTCCTATTCTTGTCAATGTTTCTCTAATTTTGAGGAAATCATCATTTTCTTCAAACGATATTTCTAACATATTGTCTATGTCATAACTCATCTCACTCCACCTTTATTCATTCTTGTTTTCAGAATCCCGATTTCTCTTTTACTCAAAATAGTTAAATATTCTTCTGCCTTCTCTCGGGATACTGTATAGTAATCCATAACGATTTTCAAATCGTCAGCTAATTCTGGTTTACTCCATTTAGCAAACCTTTTTCGTTTTCTAATAGTATTTAGTAAATAATGATATTGTAACTTATGAGAAACGTCAAATCTCTGATTCATTTCATTCGCGTATAATAAACAATCTTGATGATAAGATAGTGATCTGTTAACTAGAAAGGGAGCGTACTCTCTCTCATTAAGATCAGTCATAATGTCTTTTTTAGAATAGGTTAGTGAATTTACAAACTCAAACGGGTTCATGATACTCCCACGGAAATACGATCCAGGAGCCATCAGTTTCATGAGAATAAACTATATCAGTAGCATTCTCTTTACCGAACAAACAATATCCTAGTACTCTAGGCATTGGTGAAGGTTTGTTTCTTGATTTTTTAACAAAGTCTATGACTTTATTCATTGTGTGTCCTGTGTCGTATATATCATCTACGATTAAATAAGTTTGTCCGTCAGCGTATTCTCTTATATTTACTGACTCTGTAGCGTTATGAATCCAATAAGGTTCTTCGTCTGAACCATCTCTAGTCTGAAATCCTACAATAGACATTGGTATATCTTTGATGTTTGAAACTAGAGTAGCCATTCCAAGACTACCTCTGTATACACCTATAACATGATCACAATTAATCCAGTCTATCGCTCTCATATCTTTCGCGTAATCTTTCCAAGTATAATATGTTTTATTATCTTTAGTCTTCATAATCATCATCACTTAATAGTTGATCACGAATTGTTTCTAGTAAATCTAATAACGCTTCTTTTTCGTCTTGATCTTTACTAGTATCAATTTCTACATTTATATTTATCTTCATACATCTAATCTCGTTGGCCAATACTCTGGTACTTTCTGTGGTGCTCTTTGTCGAGGTAACCATCTTGTTACAAATTCATCATAGTTTGATATTGTAGAAAGACCTGTTTCGTCATGTAGACTTTCTTGTCTTCTATTAATCTCGTCCATGAAATGTTGAACAGTATTCATAACCCAATACCAAACTAATAATCTATAAGCGTCTTCACCACCAGGTCTGATAAACTTACGATCTTTTTCTACATTATGAACTGACCATTTAGTTGATTCATTAATAATGAAATCTGAATCAGTAACACCATACTCAGCGAAAGCTTCTCTGTGATCATTTATAATATCATCAATCACAGGTTTCAAATCGTTTTGTACAATGTCTGATAATAATCTCTTAGTTCTGAATGGAGCTTCTAGTGTAATCTGATTATAATTCTTATCTCTGTATCTTGAAAAGAACCAAGATGAAGCGTGTGAACTTGAATCATAAGATAAGTTCTCTATATAATCAAAGTAATCAGGTGAAATAATAAAAGGCATCAACGCGTTCGGATTACCGACTCCAAGTAAGTGAATATTCTTTCTTAATGAATCAGGTACTTGATATTCTCTAGAAGAATAGATCATTTCCATTCTATGAGCGAAATGATTACCATTACATTGAGAACCTAAACAAATACCTGTACACATTTGTTCTATTTCTTCATCATCTAAACCTTGACATATTGTTTCAATATACTGTCTCCATGAATCTACATCTTGACCTTGTGATATCAACATAACTTTTGTCTTAGAACCCATTTCTTTAAATACTTCTATCTGTCTTTTTACATTATCTCTAGTCGCTTCAGCCGTCTTAATAACATCATCACGAACAAATCTACGACCTGTTAACGCTGCTTTCATAGAATTACCACCTGTCTGAGTAAGATCATACTCAATCGGTATTTCATCAAATATCATAGCGACATCTGAATACTGAGCTTGATGTCTGTAGATAGCGTCTCTTGTCTCAGCGTTATTCTTAGTCGGTGTTCTCGCTAGTTGTAAACCACCAGAGTCAGCGAAGATTCTATGCCACGAATCACCCATTGTTTCATTCATAGTTATACCATGTCTTCTTTCAGTTAGAGCGTTAAACAAGATAGACATATTTTGATCGTCATACTTGTTATTCATATCATTAATCTTATTGTTCATATGATGAATATACGGTGCCGCTACTTTAGGATTGTAATAGAGATCATCAATCCCCATAGTCAATCCTGAAATTACATATTCAAAGTTCATCGGTTAGTCGCTAATTGCATGAATTCATTTCTTAATCTTGAATCTTCAAAGAACGCTCCACCTAATTTAGAAGTTGTCATACCTGAGTTTTGATCTCCGATACCTCTAGACTTAACACATAAATGTTCAGCTTCTACTAATACTGCTATATCATCTGTACCTAGTACATATTGTAAAGAGTAATATATCTGTTCATTCAATCTTTCTTGAACTTGAGGTCTTCTCGCGAAGAAATTAACAATTCTGTTCAACTTTGAAAGACCTATCACTTTACCATTCGGAATGTAAGCTACTTGAGCCATACCATTAAAGTTCACAAAATGATGTTCACATAATGAATGAAATGTAATATCTTTTTGTATTACCATTGAATTATAGTTCATCTTATTATCAAATACTGATATCTTCGGAAATCTATTATAAGATAATCCTGAACATATTTCTTTCACATACATCTTCGCGACTCTATCTGCTGTACCACCGATTGAATCGTCTTCTCTATCAAGACCTAATACATCAATAACAACTTCCATGTTATCTCTAATTAACTCTATCTTTTCAGTCTCGTTTAACTTACTTTCTTTTATTGGTGTTTCTACACCTTTCATAATCAAATAGTCTCTGACTTCTTGACCTAATAATTTATCTGTTTTCATAAATTGTTTCTCCGTTATAATTTATATTTGTCTAATTCAAAATACCTCGGACTTTTGTCCAAAGCATTAATGATATCTGTATCTTCTTTACCTCTATAACCACCGTTATAGATTGATGCTAATACGTCTTCTAACCATGAAGAATCCCAAGGATTCTTCTTCCAATACCCTTCGGTATCTATTCCATTGTTTTCAAGTGAAACCCATTTTCTAAAACAAGCTTTACATTGACCACAATGTTGTTCTTCACCTTCGTAACAAGAATAAGATGTAAGTAGATATTTCATCATACCACCTTGATCTAAATAATCTGTTACAAGTTCAGTCTTAGTCTTATCCTTGAAAGGAGAACTAATACTAAACTTTCTTTCTTCTGTCCAATGTTGAGCCTGCCACATATGATTCAACAAGTCTTCCATTCTTGTATAGAATTTCTCGTCTTTATCATATGATCTGTCTCCATGTACAGAACCCAACCAAATAGTTTCTCCAAAGTGTGAAGCTAATAATGTTAAGTGAGCGTTTCTGTTTGGAATTATTGCATCATCTCTCTCAAAAATACCCAAGTCTATTACTTCATCTAGATTAACTAATTTAGATGTATCTATTCCAATAGAATCAAAAGTAGCTCTTTCAGTTCTATCGTAATTCGAATTCATACTAATGTTCAAAAGAACATCAGGTTTCATTAGATAGTTTATTATAAGACTATCTTGACCACCACTAAAGAGAAGTACAGATTTATTTCTGACTTGTTCTTTACTGTTTGTTATCATTTTCATATTTCTTTCCTTAGTCTATAGAATTTACATACTCCATAAACACTTAATGAAAACCAAAATACTTCAATCACCATACTAGCTAAATTCCAACTGTATAATAAACTTACAGTTACTAGTATAGCTACAATCATGTTATTAAAACTGTACCAAAATCCTTTCGGATCTATTCTATCAAATTGTAGTAGAGCGTAAGTACTAATTAGTAATACTACTCCTATCAATCCTATTATGTCTGGTATTCCTATCATATTATGTCCCTATCTGATTACCAAAGATATAACAATGTACTCTCGCTGATACGTTATACCCTCTCTCCATTGTTTGTATTGTAATTTCTTTCGCGAGTTCATCTTGAGATTCTTCTGTTGCACCTACAGGCATAATCCATATAGGATACATAACACCGGCGTCTCTAAACTTGACTATCGATTCTTCAATCTCATTCCAAGAAGCGTCACTACCATTACATACGAATTTTAGTTGTCCTGTACCATCTGATAAATCATAGTATTCTTTTACAATCTCAGGACATACAGCGTCTTTCTCACCACTTGTATTAAACATTTTCGGACTAACTGAAAAGAAATATTCAACATGATCTTTAAACTGCATTAGATAATTTTGTAAGTCAGGTTCAAGAGGTCTTGTACCATTTGTTTCCCAAGTAATGTATTTAAATCTTTTACCTGGTCCGAACAATCTATCCATTTCATCTAGAATCTTTACTGTTTTTTTCTGAGCCGCTTTCATTAAAGGTTCACCACCAGTAAAAGCTATGTGAGTATTTTCGTCATACATTTGATCAAAAAGTTTCTTCGCGACTTCTTCTTCTGTTTCTTTCTTTTGTATCTTCGCGAACTTCTTACTCCAAGAATAAGATGAATCACAACCATATTTCCATACAGGTAAATCTTCTACATTCTTAACTTCAATTATATCAAAATCTTTATATGGTAATTTGTATGTAGAAGGGTCTGTCGGATCATCTTGTCCGAAACCATTACATTCTAAATTACAACCAAAGAATCTTAACCAAGTTGTCGGTACACCTGTATAGTGACCTTCACCTTGAATACTTTTAAAAATTTCCGAATACAGCACTGTTCGCTCCATGTTCGAATACTCGAACTGATTTTACTTTAACTCTATCGTCTGAGAGTTCTCTTTCACAAAAGTTATATACATATTTAGCGAAAGCTTCACACCCTACATTATCCATTAGTCTAAGTTCAATTAACTTAGCTCTTGATAAGTCACGAAAATATTCAATCTGAGGATCATCAGCCGCTACTACTGTTTTATGATCAAACACTTCTTTCAACATCTTTTTCAATACACCAAGATCACCGAAATCTATTACCCAATTTCTATCGTCTAGTTTATCAGATTCAAATGTTATCTCGAACCCTAATGCATAACCATGAATAAGATTACAATGAGAGTCAGCTCTCCATTGTCTAAATGCACATGAATGACCTGTCTCATTACCATATGTCTTTATTACTTGATACTTCAATTTAATTTACACTCCATCATTAATTCAGTCATACATGCTACCATGTTGACTTCTTGATCAGCGACAAACGCTGATTTATATGTATAATCACTCAAGATGATGATTGCTTGAGGTATACTACTATTCTCCATTCTAGTGAACAACGCGTCATATATTTTTCTATATATCGCTTGAGGATCATTATGTATATTTAGCGCTACCCATTTTCTCATTTTTGAGAATTCTTTATCACGAATAAAACTTAATACTTCACTTAATGATTCATCATCTAAGTTCGCTAGAACACCACTATCAATTTTTCCAGAAGCTGAATACTTTTGTAATTCGTTTAGTACTCGTCTAAAGTCCGGAAAGAACTTCTGAACTAATTGTACAACTACTTGTTCATTGTATTCAATATTTTCTGTTTTAAGAATATATAATATTCTTTCAAAGATACCACCTGCTATAGAAGGTTTTTGACTTGATTCAATCGTAAAATCTACAACACTACATCTTGAATGTAGAGGTTCTATAATTCTATTCTTGTAATTACAAGTGAATATGAATCTACAGTTCTTAGAATATTCTTCTATGAAACCTCTCATTGCTGGTTGTGTTGACTGAGGATTTAGATAATCTGCCTCGTCTAGAATTACAATCTTAGGGCCACCACCCAATGATACTGTAGACGCGAACTGTTTGATTTTAACTCTAAGAGTATCAATGTTTCTTTCTTCTGAACCATTGATCATCACATAGTCTGCATCTAATTCATTACATAAAGCTTTCGCGACCGTAGTTTTACCTACACCCGCTGTACCACATAAGAGTAGATTTGGTATTTCTTTGTTGTTTACGAAATCCTGAAATATCTTCTTTGTATCTGTTGGTAAGATACATTCATCTATACTTCGAGGTCTGTATTTTTCAACCCATAAAAAATCTTCTTTCATTACTAAGATTCATTGTAAGTTGAATCAGGTTCTAGAGCGATAAAATATTCTACTGCTAAATCCCTATTAGTAAAGTGAGCGATTCCTTTTGATGATACAAAGACTGTGTAGTTACCACTTAGAACTTTAATGTTTTCCATTCTTAGAAACATTTCAAAAGTTGAACCATTACCTTGTGCTACTGTTCTACTATAGACATTTGATGTCGCGTTCTTTTTGTCTTTAACTGTTAATTGAACTGTCGTACCGTCACTAGAAAGAACCATATCGGGCAATGATAGTACCGAAGACGCTTTGAGTAAAGCATTGAGTACATCATCATCAAGATCAAAAGTGATCTCAGGATCTGGCATTGTAATATCTTTCTGTGGTGATATAACCATTTGTGGGTCAGCGTAATAGTAAGTTACAGAATTATCTCCTTCTACAACATTCACAGATTCACCATTGAACTCAAAATCAGGTGTATCGAATAAAGATACTGCTCCTAGATATTCTGATAAATCGTATATTGAATGTTCTTTATCAAAGGTTTCGTCTACGACTGCCTTTGCGAAGATATTCTTCATAGCTGATACAGTTGTTAATTCATTACCGGACTTAACTGTAATCCCGGAATTAATCGTTGAAAAATTATTCAACAATTTTAGTGTGTTATCACTTAGTTTCATTTGATTCACTTTCTCCATTATTTAAATCATGCACATGAAGTGCTATTATACCATAATGTAAAACTTTCAATAAGTCTTTACGATTATAGCCATCTTTTTTACCATAGCGTTGGGCATATTTGAGAATGTTTCCGATACAGAATCCTTCTCCATGTCCACCATCTATTATAAATTCAGTTGCTTGAAAATTATTCTTAGAATAATGTTCTCCATAAGTAGATTTAATATACATATCAAGTTCATTGATAATTCTA